ATTGTATGGTTTCTTAGATATCTTTACTTTAGATACCTGCATTCCATATTTTGCTGTTGGTTGTTCTGGGCCTGGAGCAGAAGCTATCTCAGCTGCCTTTTGTACTGGAGCTTTTAATGGTAAGATCTGATCTGGTTCAATACCGGTAACTGCAAGATAAGGTAAAGCTATACTAGGAATTCCCTGAGGAAATCCTTTTTTGGCTTCTTGTACAAGAGCTAGTTTACCCAACTTGATATTATAAGATGCTATCATATTTTCTGCATCCTGGATTCTTACTTTATCAGATTGATTATCTGGATCAGCTAATATCTTTCTTTGTTCATTTATATTATACTGTTTAGCTAATTCAGCTGGGGTATAACTACCTTTTGATTTTCCAAAGAACTTAAGGATATCAGGATCTTTAATCTTTAACTTTTTAGTGTCTGAGAAAATGAAAGAATCATCTGGTAAATTTAAAGGAGTTCCTCCTTCAGAATGTTTCTTTCCTCCTATTTTATAATGAGCAGCTAGGCCAGCTACATTTGGTATGTATGCTGTCTCACCTTTTTCAGCTTCTAGATTGGAGTCCTCTTCCGGAACTGGTTGTAAAGTTTGTTGAACAGATTCTTTAGGTTCAGCCCAGTCATTAGGTTTATAAATAGGATAAATTAGATTGCCCTGATCTATTGATCTGAATCCTGTAGAACCTCCTCCTTTATAAGGAGATGCTTTCTTTTTAATTTTTACTTTTCTCATCAATATTAGTCTAAGTATTCAACATCATATCCCTGATTTTTCAGGTCTTGTATTTCAGTATCTGATAAGTAATATTCTCCTCCTTGATCATAAGATCCTCCATATTTTCTATACTGGCCGGCAGCTCCTGTAAATTGGGTTGGTATCATTTGATCAGCTCTGAAGTATCCTTGATTAATATCATAATTTCCTCTTGATCCTGCATTACCCGGGGTACTTGTGAATACTTGATCAGCATGAGTTTTATCTCTTAATTGCTTCTCCCTAGTTTTTCTGTCTCTCGTATTAAAGATATTAGTCAATGCTTCCATGCCGAGTATACCCATATTGGCTTGATCTTCTCCTGACATTGTTCCTTGATTAAATTTAAAAGTAGATGATGGAGGTGTTGAAGTTGTATTTGGTCCATACATATCTCCTGCTGCAGATTGTTGATTAAACTGAGCAGCTTGAACTGCTATAGCATTACTTTGTCCTTGTATGAGATCACTCTGATATCCGTGAAGTTGTTGATTGGTAGCATTAAGATCAGACTGAGTTCCCATATATGTAGTACTTGCATAAGGGTTCATTTCTGCTATAGGTGCCATATTGTTGGCATTAAGTAGTCTTGGATCATAACAAATAGAGAATGGATTATGCATATCTTCCTCACTACATACCGGTTTGTCATTCATTTCTCTACCAGTAACCTGAGTTCCGTCTTGTGCATATTGAGGAATAAATTTTCTTATATTATTTCCATCATTTTCTGGAGTAAAGAACTGATCATTTATACCACCATCTTGTTTTTTATGAAATCCATGATGTTTTTTAAACGTCTTAGCTAAATTATATTGAGGAGATCCCGGAGGACATCCTGGTTTACCTAAAGGAGTACATCTTCCTTTTTTAAGATTTTTAGGAATCCAATTTCCTCCCTTTTTCATATATCCCATATCTTCCATTCCACTAGTCATCTCAGCATCTGACATTATAGAACCATCTGGCATATGATGAAATGTAGCATGAGGAATCATCTCTTCATGTACAGCATCTAATGAGGTATTTTTTAACCAATCCATGAAATCATTTTTCTTTTCATCAAGCATATTACTTGAATTGAAATCTGTAGATCCTCCCTCTTGCATAGCTCCTCCACATTCTTTACAGGGAACTCCTCCCATGTTAAACATAACAGGAGGAATGTTAAGATTATTAGTAGATCCTCCATAGTTGAATCCATATTTATTAGCTCCTGGTTTATGTATATTAATTCCAAGATTTTGTACACCTCTTCTTTGAGATTTAGGAACTGTAGGAGGATTAGTATATGGCTTTATCTGACCTATGTATGAATCAGAAGTAATATCAGAAGGATTATTATTAAGATTATTCATTACCGGTTCTACAGGAAATGTAGCAGGAGGTTGTGTTGGAGGAGGTGTAGTTCTCTTAGCTTTAGGAGCAGACACATCAGGAGTATAATATGGATTATTAGGATTATTCCATTCTGGAGTACCTTGTGGAATTGTTTTATATGCTCTATAATCTCCTGAAGGAGTTAAGAATTGGGATGATCCAGCATCTTTGGTATAGCCTAATGCATATAACTGATCTGTTGATAAAGGTTGTTGACCAGATGGTAAATAGTGACTTAATAAAGTAGGATCAAATCCTTTAGGATAACTTGTATTAGTTCCTCCTGTTTGGTAGTTTCCTTTTAATCGTTTCATATTATCTGATATTAAATTAGGACTGCCTCCTTGTTTTAGCTTTTTATACTGATTCATGATTTGTTTAGTTGCAGGAATTTCTAATACATGTGAATGATCTGGAAAATGATACTCTTCTCCTGGTTTAGCTAGTACTGGATCACCAGTACCATTCTCTCCCATTGGAATAAGAAGTAGTTTTTTATCTACTCCTTTCATAGTTATTCTATTAGAGTTTATAACATTAAATGGGTTATTAACATCCGGAGAATTTTTTTTATATCCTAAGTTAGAAAACATTATTATAAAGATATACTATTTAGTCTCAATTTTCTTCTAGTTTCTATTTGTTTTTCTATAGATTCTCTAGTTCTAGGAATTCCTTTTAACTTATAATTGGATATTCCAGTCTTAGTTTTTATAATTTTTTCTATAGTTTCCTGAGAGTGACTTCTTCCTCTAAGTTTATCTCCTATTTTTTTTCTAGATTCTATAGATCTGGGAGTAGATGGACTCTTCCTTTTTATTCCCTCTAATTTTCTTCTTTTAACAGCTTCAGCTTTTCTTTTTAAGGTTTCTTCCGATGGTTTATATCCTTTTTTAAATCCTCCTTTATTTTTAACTACATGGTTTCCTCTCCAGATACCTGATTTAAGTTGCATATTATATTCTGGATATAAATTATCTAAATAATATTGTTCTCTAAAATATATTTCTTCTTTTTTACATAATTCTATAATAGAAAATTCAAAATTATCAGCTCCATATTTTTCATATGAATATTGTAAATGTTTATTATGATGTTTTTTTAAATTTAGCTTAGATAGATGTTGATTATATCTAGTTCTAAATGATATAGCACTTCCAATATAAAATTTTCCATTGATAATATTAGTTATTTTATATATTCCTGTACTATTAAAATTTATATAATCTCCTTGATAAATCATCGTTTAGATTCTAGTAATTTGGTTATTGCAATTTTTACAATCATTTTTACGTCACCTGATATTTTCCTTTGTAGGGACACGTAATTCAAATAGTGACGGAATTTTTTTCTTTCAAATGAATTCTTTTGATAATTAAGATTTAAAGGATTTAAGGTTCTTGTATATCCATTAGCATCATTAAGCCAGATTACTCTTTGGGCAGCTGAAAATTCTCCTCTATCATCTGTAATATCCCAGAAAGTATTAAATCTATATTTCTGTTCTACTTTACTATATAGTATATCAATATCTGTAGGATTAATTATAGGATAAAGTAGTCCCTTTATTGGATTGTTCTTTGGAGTAAGATTTAATTTTAATACTCCAGAGGTCTGCTCTGTGTTAGATATAATAGCCTGGTCAAAGTTAAAATCTAGTAATTGATATTTATTGATTCCCGATAGATCATATTTATAACACTCCAGATAATACTCTAATGATCTTACTGTATTTACTATAGTCCCGGTAGAAGTTACATACTCTAATTCAAAAGGATAATCTGTACCATAATAATTGCAGAAGCTATCTGTTCTATTATTGTGTCTCCATACCTCACCTTTCTTGGTGATAGGATTAGTAATAATAGACATAAAGTTATTCTTGCTTGGAATATATAGTTCCGGGTGCCAATCATGATGAGATACCCAACCACCATCTCCATTATTTGCTTTAGGACTGTAACTTACTGTCCAGGAAGCATCTTCAAAATATTGAGTATCTGTTAACTGAATTGGTGTGAATACTATATCCTGAGTATCATTTCCACTAATTAGTACTAAAGAACTACTTACTTCATTATAAATGATCTGTCCTTTATATTGATCTCTAACTTTATAATCCTTCTTGCAGAAGTATATAGTCTCTAGTTGATTATCATAAATAGATTGACATCCTATACCAATAACTGGGTTATCGGTGTGTGGATAATTAGGAATATCCTGAGTTAAGAAATAAGGTAAATACTTTTTAAACCAGAACTTTAATCCTGAAAATGTTATATCTTTTAATCCCTGAGTTAACCTGAATACTTTACCTTGGTTCTCACTAATATAATATAATCCAAATGGTGTATTTAATATACTAAGTCTATTTTGACATGATCCATACTCCAAGGAGTCATCTGCATTACTAACTGATTGTAATGGCTGGGAAAATAATCCTCCATCCCCGATTGTTATCTTGGTTCCTAATGAAGTTTGAAGAGTATCTACTCCTTGAAACTCTATAGGAGAAGCTGTGTCAAAAAGAATAAGGGCCCCAGATTTATTTATGGGTTTAATAGCTGTGATCTTGCTTTTGAAATCTTTATAATTATTAGCTAGGAATACTCTCCAGTAATCTTTCTTGTTCTCTAGATTCTGAGGTAGTGAATATATAGCCCTAAATGGAAAATAAGAAAAACACTTTTCTGCTATGATAGGATCATAATCTCTTGGTTGTTGATTACCCCATGAAATAAAGTTTATAAATAATCTGGATATAGATAGAGATATATCATACTTGAAGAAGTTCCCGGCCTTAATAATCTTTGGAGCAAATAAAGCTGCAGTATCAGTATATCTATATGGATCATAATGTCTTTCTGAATCTTCCTTACCCCAGTCTCTGAGTTCTGTATTAATCTCTGATTCTACAAAGAAGTCTCTTACTCCTGATTGAAATAAATAAAAATATGCATCTTTTAATCCAAATCTTAATGCTCCAAAAATATTACTTAATACAGAACTTCCATTACTGATTCTATCTAGATTAGCCCTACCTGAAGGAAGACCTTCAGTTAAAGAATTTATACTTAAAAAACCTGGACCAGGAGTAATAAAATTTAAAAATCCTGTAAGAAATTCTCCTGTTTCATACTTGGTGAAATCAGCCCAGTATCTAGGAAAGTTAACCATGTATTTTAATCTATAATTAAACTCTGTTCCATCTGGTTGACCTAATAACCAATCATAGAAATAGAAAAAGGTATTCTTCTCTGTATATCTGGTGATATAAGTATCTCCTCCAAAGATCGGAGGAGTGGCTTGATCAGTTAATAATTGTTCTTCTGTAACCGGATCTATAGAGTCAAATACACAAGTAATAGGAATCTCCTGGATAGAAGTCATCTGTCCATATTGATTCTCTATTCTTACTTTCAGAGCTGCATAATAGGTTGTAGTTACTGTGGTAAATTCTTTATCTGGATCTTTTAAAGTTATTGCACCAGTACCTAGTAGTGCTGCAGTGCTTATACTCTGTACTGTATTATCAGATCCTAGAGGATATGAGATAGCCTTTGTAGGATCAATCTCAATAGCTACTGCTCTTCCTCTATAAAGATTATTTATTCTATAATTACTCCCAAAATCTTGAAACTGATTATCAAGATAATTAGCTGATGTAATTAATCTCCTTGTGTTTCCAGGTACTGCATTTCCTGCAGAGAAGTTGTCATAAAATCCATGAGATCTATATCTATATGCATATTGTCTATATGGAACTAATGATTCTATTAATCTTAAAGCAGTGTCTGTACCTAATGTCCAATAGTATCCAAGAGTTACTAAACCGGTTAATGCTTTAGTAATAGGTCCTAAATAATCAGATGTGGCTAATTCCACACTCTCTGTGGTAGTTCCTGCAGTTAATCCTGGAAGAGCTCCTGCAGTATATCCGGCTGCTATTAAAGCTGTATCAGTATTAGGTAGCCCTACTGCATCTGCAAGTACATTAAGTAATGTCATTGATGTAGGAGTAATAACTTCCTGAGTAAGACTTACATAAGCACCTAAAGCTATAGGTGCAGTTATTAATCCTGGATCAAATCCTCCTATTACAGGAGCTATGAAACTAGTAGTAGAAGATTGAGGAGCCTGGTAAGTACGTGTTCTTTGTCCTCTGACAGCAAGTGCTGCAGAAGCCAAGCCTAATATAGCAGCAAGTAGAAAGGATAAGTCTCCTAAAAGTTTTTCTTTAGGATGCTCTGGTACTTCTTCAAAGTTTCCTAATACTATTCCATTAATTTCTCCATAGAGTTTTATTTCTTTTGCTGAAAGAAATGGATTTTTAAACTGAGTGTCCGGAGAATGGAATGTATAAGCTGATCTACTTGCATTACCAAAGTATAATGGAGGAGTTTTTAATGCTCCTAATCCTCCGTTATCAGATTGATCTTGTGGAGATAGAGTAGGATCTGGATTACTTACAGTTGCATTTATTGGATTATAAGGATAATTAGGATATAATCCTTGTTTTGTAGAAGGAGATAAAGAGTATGTTTTCATATTATTGATCATACCCTTTGCAATAATAGTCTTATTTCCCTCTCTGGATCCTCTTAATATTTCATAACCTACTATCCCGGGAATAAGATTTCCATGATTATCTCTAGGTGCTCTGATCTTATCAAACTGTACTCCTAGAACTCTAATCTCAATATTACCAGTTGCATCTTTCTTAAAGTGTTCTGTTACATTAGGTACTGATAAATTATCAGGCATCTTGTGATGTCTAATAGGTTTACCACAAAGATTTACCGGCATGTCTCCAGGAAGTAAACTCCATGATATTCCACTTGAATCAACATGGCTTGTATCTGGGCCTGCAGGAGGATTACTCTGATTCCAGATATCTGGTTTATTATCCGGATATATTTCAGTTGACTCCCAATAACTCATAAGACCTTCTCCTATAATAACTCCTCCATCTGGTAGTATTATATTGGGGATTGTATTACCTGTTGCTGTATTATATATTTTCCATCTTACATCTTCATCAGGAAATAGTTTATCATTACCTGCAGTAGCTGGTAGTAAATCAGTAGCTGTAGCTTCTCTACCAGGTATATGATAAGAAGAAGACTTGTCCCCTGTATTATACACCCATCTTATGAAGAACGGATATACTTCATCTCTTAAATAAGAAGTAACATTACCACCTTTTCTATAGTAGTCTGCAGGATATTTTACAGAAATCCATTTAGTTGTAATCCTATTGGCTAGTGGCTGATAGTTAAAATCAAACTTTGTGGTGGGGGCTACCCTAAGCATATAAGTCCCTGTTTCAAATACTGCTTCTGATTTATCATAAACAGGAGATCTGAAAGGAATTAGTTCAATAGGAATGCTGGGAAGACTTTTTGCTATCTGATCTAGAAATATCTGATTTGTTCTAGTAGAATATATTCCTATTCTTTTAGCTGATGTCTGTTGATTTATAGTTCTTACTACTACTAATTCAAACTCATCAAAATGTTCTGTATCAATTGAGTTAATAGTAATGTTAAGTGAACCTGATAAATTCTCATGTTCAAAAATAGATTGAATATTAGATGGAGTAGAATAGTCAGTTACTCTCTGATCATTGATAGTATATCCTATTACTACAAAGTAGGATCCATTAGGAAGATTTCCTCCATTATGTCCTCTTGTAATACTTATACAAGGATTCTTTACAAATCTTGCTAATCTTAATTCTTCACAATCTAGATCAGTAGTAGGAGTACAGGTAATGCAATTATTAATAGTATTACAATTTTCAAGAAATGCCGGACTATTTATGTTAATAGTTCTTGTAGGAGCATTTCCATCATCCCAATAAGTCTGATAACTACAATCAAAGTTTTGTTTGGATACTCCTTTAATAAGATATTTTCTATTGAATCCTAAACAGTTGGATGGATTCATTACTTGTCCAAGTGAGTTCTTAATAGGTGTATAACTACACTCACTATCATCAAATATTCCTATCTCTGAGTTAGTATCATCAGTTAGATACACTGCCCAGACATCACCATATAGATGAATAGTTCCTATACAAGGATAAGGGAAAGTAACACATAATAAATTAGAAGGTTCATTAGATCTGGTATTAAGATCTCCTGTAACTGTGTACTCAGTTGCATTCCTAGCTCTTGTGTATGCTCCCTCTGGAATAGAGGACTCATTCACATCCATTATCAACCCTCTATTGAAAGATGCTCCTTTTTGACTACTTGTATTCTGAGGATCCTGAGCCATACTTATACTGCATTATTATGTAAAAATCTTGGACTTGAACCTGGTGAATAACTAGAAAACATATCATAGTATTTAGAGTACATAGCTTTTCTATTGGTTTCCCACATCTTAGCCATTTCAGAGAAGTTAGGAGTATTGACAACTGTGAGAGCATTATTTCTTGCTCCTCTAAGTTTTTGTTGAACTAGTCCTAATGCCTTTTCTACAGACTCATCTTCCATTAATAGATTTTCTAGTATCCTTTCTTTCAGAGCATATTCATAATATTCATTCATATATGGATGATCCGGAACTAATATATTACCTGATTCATCTTCTAGTGCTCCTTCATAGTTGATATATACTTTTCCACACATCTCATTTCTAGTAGAGTGACTATTAGAATGATTTAGATTATGATTTAGGCCATCATTAAACCATATGAATCCATTTTTTATAAATGCTTCATCTCTACACATCCAGTTAAGATTAGGACACTCACAATTTATATCATGTGAATTCTTAAATCTTATTGGATACATCATATTATAGCTCCTTGAAATAGTATTTATTACTTGAACTAATTGAAAGCCGGTAGTATTTTTACCACAGCTATCTGTACATCTTGTAAGACAAATAGGAATGGTGGTATTAGGAGTTAATGTTGGTGTACATGCATCAATAACTACATCAGTACATGGATTAGGTTCTATTGGATCTTGGTAAGTGGGAATAATATTTTTAATAGGAACTTCTTGTATGTTAGTTCCCTGGCCTGGTATAAAAGTCTCTGTAAAACTACCACATAATAGAGCAAAGTTCATGACCCTGAAATCCTCTGGAAGTCTTGCTTTTCCATTTACTATATCAAGAACTGTGTTCTTAACCATGTTAATCCTAAGACCAAGATCATAGTTACATCTAAGAGCAACTTTAATCAACTGCTGAGGTTCTATTTTTCCTTCTAGAGAATATGTTTTCATATCAACTCTAACACTCTCAAAGAGAGAATCAAATGTCTGATACTTTAATGTGTAGTTGAAGTTCATAGTCTTATGTTCTTATAGTACCTTGTTTATCATCTGTATTAGGTTCAGAAGGTATTTGCATTACTCCAAATAGATCTTTTATTACAGCCTGCTCTATTTCTGCAAAGAGGAAATCCGGAATTGGAGTGACCTGATCTTGTCTTTGAGTACATGCTGAATCTCCTGATCCATCAGCACATGTGAAAGTTACTAGATCATTTTCAAATATACCATCTACCATTACCGACTCCCAGTCTAAATTTGGAAAATATAAATACTCATTTATATACCAATAGTATTGTCTCTTGTTATACTTAAAGGTCGATGTCTTAGTCATTGAAGTATAAGTAGAAGGAGCTGTAGGAAATACTTCTTCCGATCCATCTATAGAACTGATTGTTCTAAATAGTGGCCCAAATCTAGCTTCCATTATTCCTGGAACTTTCTCTTTACTTCTCTTAAATAAACAATCAGATGTCACTCCTCCACAACAAGCTTCTATTCTATCTATTTCTATTAATTCCATACATGGAATAGTCCTGAATAGAGTACTGAATTTTATGAGTTGGTTCCTGCCTTCTTCTCTTTTAATATATAATTTAGCCCATTTAATTATAAGACTATATATAAATCTATCTGTAAGAAAGGAATCTTCTTTTACAGCCTTAACTGAGTTTCTTACCCGGGATGTAGTAGCTCCTATTGTTGTTGCCATTTAATCAAAATTAAATTCATCATAATTAGTAAGATCAATTTCCTTAACTGGAATTACAAAATCTATATAAGGCTTGTTAGAAAAAAGTCTGGATGCTTTAACTCCACTTGCAAGATGAACAAATTTCTTGTAGTCTTTTCTAAACTCTTTTGAGCCTGCTCTCTTGAACTGTCTTACTGCAAAGAAGGACCAGAGTTCTCTATTTCTAAATTTGTATTTGGTTCCATAATTAGTATATATAATTTTTGCTAAATGATTATCACACTCCCAGTTCTTATGAAGAACTTTATGGCCGGCTTCTTCTGATCTTTTATAATCAATAACTTCTCTCTTGCTTGGATTACATCCTACTATAATAATATTTCCTAATCCTTCTCTTAATTTTACTCCATCTCTTAGTTCAACTATACTTTTCCAAATATTTTCATTATCCTTTTTTATAACTTTATTAAATATTTTATAATCTACATCTATATACTGAGGATACTTTTCAGTAAATTGTTTAAATAACTCTTTAGATAATGAGTAGATATGTTTGTCTCTGAATCTGGGACCTTTAATATTTGGTTTTTTAACTACTGTAGAAGTCATGGATAGTTATAATTTACGAAAATTATCTGATATTAAAAAGTTTTACTAAGTTAATAAATAATATGAAAGAGAAAACCCCGATTTTCACCGGGGTCTCTCTTTGAAAAAGCTACTGACTAAACCAACAAGTAGCAACTTTTTAAGCCAATGTCTCAACTAATAATGTCACTGAATAACAATTACCTACAGTACATGTAGCATTAACTCTTATATGATATTCTTCATTTGGTATAAGTCCGGTAATAGTATCTGTGGTAGCTGTTGGACCAAGTAAAGGTCTTAATATCCATACACCACTAGATGCTAGTTTGTACTCAACTTGATAGGTTAATACATCTGTTACTAAAGCCCACCCTGGAGTAATGCTAGTATTTGTGATAGATATAATAGAAAGGGTATTCACAGAAGCACATGTTCCACCTGTAACACATCCCGGGTTAGTAGCCAATAGTATAAGTTTTTGAATAATAGAATTGAGTCTGTCTCCGGTATTAATAGGAACATCTACAATACTAGGGCCTGAGTATATGACACAATTAGCATCAAAGAATTCAGAACAAGGTTCAGGATTAGGACAGCTTGCATCTCCTGGACAAGGAAATGTAGGAACTGTAGTAAAAGCCTGATCTTTACAGCCACATGGGGCTTTATGTCCACAATTCATAGTTATATATTTTAATATTAATTTTTATTATATAGATATGTCTTTTGTATACAAAGTTTCTATATCTACATTGACAATTATTCCAGTTAATACATCTAATAAAGCTAATTCATTTTCTACTCCCTCAATTGATGTTGCAAAATATGGAGTATCATAGTCTACTAATTCCTCGTTTTGTTTCTTCCATATTTTATCAAGAATATCCTGATTTTGTTTAGTATAAGTCATTACTCCTTTATCTGTTAATTTA